GCCCGTAGTATTATTAAGCGCATGTACTACATCGTATCCTCCCCAGGATACAACATCGGCACCCGAGTTACCCCATCGTAACGTACTCGTTCAGCAACCTGATAACTGTAGCGTTGGCTGTCCTCAAGGAGGAAGTCAACAAACAATCTATCGCCATGTCTATACGCTCAATAATAATAGCGCCACGAAATTTGCCAACTGGGTTGCCTATAGCGTGACAAAGACCAGCCAGGCAAGCGGTCGCCCGCGGAACTGGGCGCAGGACCCCGATTTACCGCCCTCGGATACGTTGGCCCCTTCCGCCTATAAAAATGCCCATGCGCTATTAAAAGTCGACAGGGGACACCAGGCGCCGTTGGCAGGATTGGGCGGCGTTTCGGACTGGCCGTCGTTAAATTATTTATCGAATATTACGCCGCAGAAATCCGCCCTGAACCAGGGAGCATGGGCTGCACTGGAAAACCGGGTGCGCGAACTTGCCAAACAGGCTGATGTATCTGTAGTGCACGTAGTGACCGGCCCCCTTTTTGAGCGGCATATCGCCACATTGCCAGAAGATGCGACGGTAGAAATTCCCAGCGGGTACTGGAAGGTTTTATTCACCGGAACGGCTCCGTCAAAAAGTGAAGGAAATTACGCTGCGTTTATTATGGATCAGAATACGCCCCGTTCGGCGAATTTTTGCGACTATCAGGTTACCGTGGAGGCTATCGAACATAAAACGAAGCCAGTGCTGACGCTGTGGTCTGCCTTGCCTGAAGCGGTAGCCAGCGAGGTGAAAACAACAAAGGGGAGTCTGGCGCAGAGGTTAGGTTGTCGATGAGAAGCGCTATACAGCGCGTGGAAAGATAACGGAGAAACCCTGTCAAGGGTCTTGATTTGCTACAGAGTGATGCAATCTCCCTTTTTTTAGTGTTACCATCGTCATGCCGGACGAAAATAGCGATTTTCGTCTGTGTCGAAGGTTGTGCGCCAATTTAGCAATGGTTGGCTAGATGGATACACAACTCACTGTCAATAAATTCATTTTCTCTTTGTATGTGATCTTGCGTATAAGTACTATCCTTCATTCACATCCATTCACGTTCGTTTAAACCTGTTTCACCAGTTCCGCATCATTACTGGTAATAACGCATATATATGTTTCATACCGTTTCACATTGATCCCTTTCGTGCCGTAAGATGTGTGTACCAAATTGCGTACCAAATCTAACTTAGGCAGGCAAGGAACTATGCCCCTTAACGACACGAAACTTAAACGTATTGACGGAAAGCCCTATGATGGGCCTGTTGAAATTCCTGATGGTGGTGGATTGTCTGTCAGGATCAGCCCCAAAGGACTTATAACATTCCAGTATCGCTATCGCTTCAATGGAAAGCCTGTACGTCTAAAATTAGGCGTCTACGGAAGCATGTCCATTAAAGAAGCAAGAGATGCGGTGGAGGTTTGCAAGAAGTGGTTGAGTGAAGGCAAGAATCCAGCCGTCTACAGAAAGCTGGACAAGAAAAAGAAAACTGAATCTCCAGATATCGCCACTTTGGTTAATGAATGGCTAGATACACCATCCGCTAAGGATCTGGTCAAATACGAATACTGGAAGAGGATGCTTAAACTTCATGTCACCGATATGTATGGACAATTGATTGTCGACGACATGGACCCCACGCACTGGGAAAAGATTTTTCTCGCAATTACGAAATCCGGCTCTCCTGTACAGGCAGGAAACGTACTGGTGAAAATGAAACAAGTGATAAAGTATGCACTTCGTAGAAAACGGATTACGTCTAATTCGCTAATGCTTCTAGAACTGACTGATGTTGGTAAATTACCAGAAGACGGGGAGCGGTTTCTCAACGATGTTGAAATAGGGAAATTCTGGCTAGCTATCGATAAAACCAGAATGTCATGGCAGAACAAAATGCTAATGCGATTGCTTCTGTTAACTGGATGTCGTGGGGTTGAGTTAAGGCTTGCGAGGAAGGTGGATTTCGATCTTGATGGTAGGGTATGGGTTATCCCGAAAGAAAACTCAAAGACCAGAAAGCGGTTTGTGCGTGGCTTGTCTGAGCTATCTGTTGAGTGTCTGAAGCAGGTATTCGAGGTTTATCCAGGCAATTCTATAGTTTTTCCTCCAGCGACACTACAGGAGGACAGGCCGATGGCTGCGGGAACAATTATTTCACTGGCAGAACAGGTAGAAACAATGATGGATTGTCCACACTGGTCTGCACATGATCTTCGGCGTACCTGTAAAACTAAAATGGCTGAATTGGGCGTTGCGCCACATGTTTCTGAAAAAATACTTGGGCATAAACTTACCGGGATGCTGGCAGTCTACGACCAGTATGATTACATCCCGGAGCAGAAGGAGGCTGCAGATAAATGGGCTCAGAAGGTACTTGATTGCGCATCAGCAATCAGCCCCTTATCTTTGCAGAACTGAATGACCTCAACATAACGGAAAAGAGCCCCTCCTTTTGGAGGGTGAAGTTCTGTTACTTCCTTTGGGAATGGGGTGCCAGTTTGCTCCCACTGTTTACGTTTGCGGTAGAATGTGGTTCTGGAGATGCCACCCAGCATCTCCTGTACGCGCTCCCGGTTTATAAGAACCGGTTGAATATTGATTGGTTTCATATTCAACTATCTCCATAAAACAAAACCCGCCGTAGCGAGTTCCGATAAAAGAAATCCCCGCGAGTGCGAGGATTGTTATTGCTGCGGTGGTGCTGGCATTGGCCTCCAGTGCGTAACCAAGATATGCTCAATGCAGTTCATCTGATTGCCGCCTCGCATGTCAAAAAATAGTCCAGAATGCTCATCAAAATATGAAACATAACGGTATCCCAACTTGTTATGAACAATTACTTCTTGCTCGTCTTCTGGCATCCGCTCACTACAGCTTATCCAACCGCCCGGAATTACCGGAGAGTTGCCATTCACATCGAAATTTGGTTCCGCATCCTGAACCAGAAGGATGTAACCGTTCTTAGCTATATCAAGTTCTGATACCTCGGTGACAGTACCGAAATAGCGATTCCCGATATCAGCATCACAAGTACTGACATCAATGGACACATCCATGCCTTCGATTAATTCTGGCAGCCAGTCAGTAAAACTAACAGGTTGGTTTAGTTTTTCTAAGTCATGATGCAGGGCGGCGCGAACTGTACGTGCAATTCGTTCACGTAACTGTTGTGTGCCGTGATACTCAATAGCAATATCGCGCAGCTCGTTTACCAATTCTCGGATTTGATTCTCTTTCACGATTTACCTCCGTTGAGCATGGCAGCGCGACAAGCGTTCCAGCCCTCATCAAACCATGCCTCAACATCATCACCGTTCGACGAGTCCGCAGGGCGCTCAGGAGGAACATTCAGCGCTGAATTTCCACACAACGAGGCGCGTGCCTGCCATGCCAACCAGGCAGCATTTTTGGCACCAACCCCAGCGATTGGTAAGTTGTCCTCGTTATTCCATGCGTTGAAAGCTGCTCGTTCATCCGGCACTACCGGCACAGGCTGGGCGTGGCGATAGAGCGGGATATCCCCCACCCCCTGGTTTTGTTTACCCCAAATCAAAGAGGTTTCTCGACCTCTGGCAATATGATGAAGATTTCGTTCGTCGGTGAACACAACAGGATCGGCATCTGCACCATCACGTTCCACTGGTTCAGCGATAAGCTGGGCCAGCGCTATACGCGCCAGTTCGCGCAGGTTTTCGCTATACGGTGACGTGTTATCACGACTGATTACGTGGTTCGCCGTATCAATTAAAATCTGTTTTTGCTGTTCTCTGGTAATAGTGGTCATGGGTTAGCCCTCAGCCTGCCGTGCTTTCAACTTGGTTAGGGAATGTCAGGTACTCATTAAAGGCCGCTCCGATACGCATCGCGGCGGGGATAAATTCGCTTTTCCCCTTATCTACTTCATCAAAAATTTCGTCATAGCGCGTCACATCAAATAGCGATACTTCACAATCGCCAGTCGTCGCAAACGCGATCCGATTTGAGGGACACTCCGCCAGTAGCTTATTGAGTTTCTTTACCCAGGCTTTTTCCTGTTTCGTCAAAGTAGCCATATCACTCCCCCTTAACCTTGATGCCAGCGGCGGCCAGCCATTTGATGAAATTGTTCTGGCTGTCGATATAGCCCTTCGCGTAGTCCTCGGTAGTTCCGTAGTGGCACAACTGAAAATCGTCGTACAGCTTCACGGTGACGGTGCGGGACTCCAGATGGTTAACATATTCCCGCAGCACGTCAGCGCGGTGTTTGCCAAGCGGCTTGACCACATCAAACCGTTTATCGCCCTGCACCCAGTCCGTTTTGTTGCTCCACTCCATGTAGGCAATGCAGTAACGCTCCATCTCCCCGGCGTATTTTCCCAGCTCGGCGTTACGTTTCTCCAGCACGTCGATTCTGTCCTGCTGCTGATTGATGTGATCGTCCTGTGCGGCGTTGGCGCGTTCCAGTTCCGCTGTGCGCTTCTCTGCGGCTTCCAACTTCTTGTAGAGAGCATCCCAGCTTGTCGAGTTATCCATAACCAGCTTTGTAACTCGCTCTTCACGTGATTTGTAATGCTCCAGCTCATCCAGCAGCGCCAGCATTCGCTCAGCGATAGCCACTTCGTCAGGGAATTCTTTTTTCCATGCCTCATTCAGCAATTTGCAGCTGACAGGATTCATACTGAATCGCTCAACCATGAGGGATGCCAGTTCTTTTGTTTTTGCTGTTACTGCCTGTTTGTCGATGTTGCTCATTGGGCAGTCTCCATTAGTTGCATTACGTGTCGCTTGTGCTCTTCGCTTTGCGGAACGCCAGTAAAGTTCACCACCATGAAATAAGCCAAGCGATCCTTGTACGTCACCTCATCCAGCACAACTGCTGGGAGTGGACGACGCCCAAATACCAATTGCTCCGCACGAGTCATGTCTCGCCAGTAAAGCGGACCATCAGCCAGGATGATTGGAATCTCATTGGTGATGAATTTTTTCAAAGTGGTGAGACGCTGCTTACCGTCAACAACTTCTATGTAAGGAAGTTCACGCGAACACCAGTCAGGTGCCTTTGCCAGCGCCACTGAGCCGATAGGAAAACCAGAAATAACTGCGTTTAAGAATGCCTGCTGCTCTTCATGCCCCCAGACATACCCGCGCTGATAATTGGCATCAAAATCAAGTTCACCGCCAATGATCCAGTGAATGTACATATAAACCGGGTACTCACCGGTGCGCGCGTCGAATACCTGAGCATTGCGAATTCGGTTGCTCATTGAGCTGCCTCCTCGCATTTGTGATTTTCTGGATCATCGGCTTTGAAATAACCGCCGCAGATTTTGCAGGGTATCGTCGGCACTTCGTCGTAATTTGAGGTTCCCGTAATCATGACTGCACTCCTTTGCGAAGCTGGGCGGCGATACCTTCGAGTACGCCATCGGCGAATGAGCGATCAAAATCGCCTTCCGGCGCATCAGCCATAAATTCTGTGGAGGTCAGTATCATTCGTGCGATGTCCGCAGCGTTCTTTGCTGTGTCGTCGATAAATCCTGCATCCCATGCGGCCAGCATTCGGTTAGCAACAAAGTAAGCGCCTTCCTTGTGAGCCTGCGCCCGCACCTCAGCCAGAAACGCGTCGGTGGCTGGGGTCTCAGTGAAATCGTCCACCCACGTATCGCCAACGTCCTCGCACTCGCGACGATAATATTCGTTGAATTCGACCTCTGATTTTTTCAGAGCCGCATTCTCCGAAGCCAGCGCCGAAAACTTCTCGTGTGCCAACTTAACAACTGCATCAGCCTGCTTAAGTGACTCCATTGCTTTATCGTTATCCGCCGCCAACGCCGCGTATTTATCCTCAAGCTCCGCATAATCACTATGACGCACCATGTCAGTACAGAATGATTCTCCTGTTATTGGTGGTGATAACTGGTCACTGACAATCGTATATATTTTCACTTCTTTCATTTCTTCCCACTCCGCAACATTGCATTCAGATATTTGTTTTCATTCACCGATGGAAAACTCTTTCTCGCCAGCATTTCTTCGCGTGGAATATCGTTAATGGGCTTGAAGCGGTGTCGAATAATCATTTCCGATGGAAGGATTCCGGGGTCGTAGGACAAACCTCTCATGATGAATTCCTCAGTTATTGCTGGTAGCGCCGTAACGCGAACGGTAATTTTTAAGGCGCGGGTCTATTTCAATGAATTGGGTGTAAGTGGCTTTGCGGAATGGCCGGATGGATGTCTGGTAAATTCGCTCGCGTTCTTCTTTCTCTGCAAGCCATATACAGTGGCGAAATTCCTTTTCCTCTTTCGTTTCCTGCGGTAGTGACATTATCAGGTCGTAGTTTTTTCTGAATTTATCCAGCACCTCCGAGATGGAATTGCCGGAACAGCGGAGAGGATTGTTATAGTCAAACAATGGTTTTGGCATAATAATATGATATCCATTATACAATGT